ACAGAAAAAGCAGGAAAGGTGTGCTATACTAATACCATCAAAAACTGAATACAGCAAAAGCCGTGCCGATGGGCATGGCTTTTTAATTGTCCGCCGAAAAGGTTATGATTGTTCGTATGATTGGAGGGGAAACCCCTATGCTTATTTCATGCCCCCACTGCGGCAGAGTGCATGTGGGAGATTGTCCGAATAAGCCGAAGCGAGATTATAAAAGAGAGCAAGCCAACGCTTCGGAGAGTAGACGGAAGGAACGGAAGTTCAGGAGCAGTAAGGCATGGCAACAAGCAAGAGCCGAAGCCCTTGAGAGGGATAAGCATTTATGTAGGCTATGTTTAGAAGAGGACGGATATATAAGTGTAGGGCAGACACTAGACGTTCATCACATAGAACCACTTCATAAAGCGTGGAGTAAACGGACAACAATAAGCAATCTTATAACCTTATGCAAGGCACACCACTATAAAGCAGACCACGGGGAGTATAGTCCCGGTACCCTAAAGGCACTGGCGGTATCCCCCCTAGGGATAGGAAAGAAAAAACAGGGAAAAGTCCAAGACCGTACTGCTCACCTCATTTTATACAATTTTCCCTAGGGGCTCACGCACGCAAAAAAAGGACGGTGAAGAAAATGCCACGGGCAACGAGTGCTAAGGTCACGAAGAAACATTTAACCAAGGAAGAAAAGGCAACACGGCTTGCGGTGGAAAACGCATTTACTGACAATGCGGAAATCGTCGCACCGTCGTATCTGAACGAAGCACAGCTTGAAGTCTTTAACTTCATTACGGAAGCACTGCGTAAAGCGAATGTATTGAGTACGCTCGACACAGTGACAATTACACAAGCGAGCGTTGTTATTGATATGTTGAACAACTCGAATAAGACGGTTGCGGGCAATCCGTCGCTTGCTCTTGACGGTATGTTCACGCAGAACATGGAACGGCTTACAAGGACGTACCTGAAATTGTGTGACGCTTTATGCTTATCGCCGCAAAGTAGGGCTAAAATGGGAGCCTTGATTGCGAATAAAAAGAAAGAGGAAACGGATCCGTTAATGAATGTGCTGAAAGGCGAAGCGAATGAATAAGAAACACCCAGCGTACACATACGCGATGAACGTTGCTGAAGGTCGAATCAATGCGCCAAAATACGTAAAAACTCAAGTGAAAGAGTTCTTGAAGATTGCGAACGACAAAGATAAGACGTATAAAATCGACGAGAACAAAGTGCGCACGATTGGCGAATTGCTAAAGCTGATGATAATGCCGAAAGGCTTAAAGGCTAACAGTACGGTACATGATTCGTTGGCTGGCTTTCAGTGGTTTTTTATTATTGCTATTCTATGCACGGTTGAAAGAGAGAACACGGAAAAGCGAAGATATGAGAACGCCATACTGGAGATTTGCCGCAAGAACGGTAAGACCTTCATTATCGCCGTTCTTTTTATTTTGCTCTTCTTCATAGAACCTAAATTCTCAAAGTTCTATTCCGTCGCACCTGACGGCAGTCTGTCGAGAGAAATTAAGACAGCGATAGAAGAGATATTAAGGTCAAGCCCCGCAATGCTAGGGAAGATGAACGGGAAGGAAAAGTTTAAGATACTCCGTGATTATATACACTGCAATATCACGGAGAACCGATACACGCCGCTTAATTATTCCACTGGACGACTAGACGGGAAACTTCCTAGCGTGTTCCTTGTCGACGAAACGGGAGCGTTACCGAACACATATGCGATTGAAGCCATGCGAAGCGGGCAGTTGACTATCTTGAATAAGCTCGGCTTTATCATCTCTACTAAGTATCCGACGCTTAACAACCCGTTTGAAGACGAGGTTGATTACACGAAGCGGGTATTGAACGGGGCAGTAGATGACGATAAGGTTTTTGCCCTACTCTATGAGCCTGATGATACGAAGGGCTGGGCGACGAACGATGAAGTTCTCGAACAGGCGAACCCGTTAGCCTTGGAAGTCCCTGAAATTATGGACGACCTCAAGGCAAAGCGGCAAGTTGCTATAGAGATAGAAAGCAAGCGGGAAAACTTCATAACCAAACACTGTAATATCATCTACAGCGGAGCGGGGTCAGAGTCCTATGTTAATATCGCCGACTTGCAAAAAGGGGCAGTCGACGGGATCGATTGGCAAGGGCGTGAAGTATTCTTAGGGGTTGACCTCGCAATGACAACAGACAATTGTGCCGTTGCCATGGTCGCTTACGATGAAGACGAAGGCAAAGCCTATATGGATTCAGTCGCCTTTATACCTGAAGACAGAACGGACGAGAAATCAAAGCTCGAACGGATTCCATATCGCGACTTCATTAATGCGGGGTTCTGTATCCCGTGTGGCAATCGTACTGTAGACTACGGGGCGATTGAACGCTACATTCTGGAGATTGAAGCCAAGTACGGAGTAACTGTAATGGGCATTGGGTATGACAGGTATAACGCCTTGTCAACGGCTCAAAAGCTAGAAGAGGCGGGGCACACCTTGGTGGAGATAAAACAGCACTCAAGCGTACTGCACCCGGCTACAAAGTGGCTTGCCGAATTAATCGCCGAAGGGAACCTTGAATACGATAAACACAATAAACTGCTGGAAATAAACTTTGAAAATTCTCGGTGCGTGTACGATACGAACATGAACCGATACGTCAATAAGAAGAAATCACGCGGCAAGGTAGATATGGTTGTGGCGGGAATAAACGCCATGTACTTACTCCACCAGAATTATATGCTGAATAATACCCTTGATTGGGTAGTACAAATTTAACGAAAGGGGGTGAAATCCTTTGAATATAGTAAAAAAGTTCTTCGGAACGGAGCAAAGGGCTGAAGATAATGCATTTATTGACACGGCTGAAGATATAGACTTGAGTTTGCCGTCGTATGACCAGAACACGAGGGTGACGCGGCAACAAGCGTTATCCGTTCCCGCTGTCGCTAGTGCATTGTTCCTTATAAGTGGGATAGTCGCGGGTATTCCTATTAAGCTTTATAGACGAGAAGGAAAGCAGATCACCGAAGTATCCGACGACCCTCGCATAAAACTTCTGAATGTGGAAACAAACGCTGTTCTCGGGGCGTTCGAAACCAAGCAATCAATGCTGAACGACCTCATCATGGAAGGCTCTTGTTATTGCTACATAGGCAAGAACGGTAATAAAGCTGAGTCCTTGCAGTATGTTCCGAATTACAGAGTAGCGGTTATTGATAACGGAAGGCTAATCAATCGGCAAGTATCGTACTTAATTGACGGGGAGCGATACGACGACTTCAACCTTGTACGGGCGGTACGAAATTCAACCGACGGAGTACGAGGTCGCGGACTTCTTGACGATAACAGTATGCAGATATCAAGCATGTACAATGCTTTGGTGTATGAGAACGGCGTAATCAGTAAGGGAGTCAGAAAGGGCTTTTTAAAGTCAGAAGGTCGCTTGACGGTTAAGGCTCTTGAAGCGTTAAAGCGGGCATGGCGATACATGACTTCTAAGCTCGGACAGAGTGACGTTATCGTCTTGAATAAGGGCATTACGTTTGAATCTGCGGACAGTACCGCGGTAGAAAACCAGCTTAACGAGTCGAAACAGACCAATGCGGACTTGGTGTACAAGCTATTCGGCTTTACCGCGGATACCTTTACCAATGAAAAGGCGTTTAATATCTTCATCAAGACGACTGTCATGCCGATTGTGAACTGCTTTACGGAGTCAATCAATAGGGCTTTACTGCTCGAAGACGAAAAAGGCACATATTATTTCAGTCTTGACATGAACGACCTTCAAAAAGCGGACATGCTGACGCGTTTCAATGCATATAAGACCGCTCTCGACAGTAACTGGATTAGTGCCGATGAGATTCGACAGCGTGAAGATTTATCACCTATGGGCATTGATTTCGTAAGTATGAACCTCGCCAATGTGTTCTACTACCCCAAGGATAAGAAAGTATATACACCGAACACGGGTATATTAAGCGACTTAAACGATTTGAAGCCGCAGAAAGGGGGTGAAAACAATGAAGATTGAAGTACGTAACGGAGCGGTGAACATTGAAGGCTATGTAAACGTAACGGAACGCTTAAGTAAGCCGATTAGAGACGTTCGCGGGCAATTCCTTGAAAGGGTAGCCACGGGAGCGTTTAATTCTGCACTTCAACGTAACGACAATGTAGAATTACGCTTTAATCACGGGAGAAAACTAGGCGACCAGAAAGACGGGTCGCTCGAATTACGTGAGGACAACATCGGTTTATATGCAAAAGCGACGGTAACGGATACGGAAGTCGTTAAACTTGCTGAAGAACGACAGCTAAAAGGGTGGTCGTTCGGATTCCGTAAGCTAGAAGATGAGTGGGTGAAAAATGAGGGAGAGCCTGAAATCCGAACACTCAAGGCTATTGACGTAAGCGAAGTTAGTATATTAAGCGTAAATCCCGCGTATATCGCAACTTCTATTGCAGTCAGAGCCGACGACTGCGAAGAATTAACGGAATGCCGTGCAGATGACTCTAGATTGTGTGGCGTTCAGTACGATATTGAAGAACGCCAAGGCGGCGACGACATGTCGAAGAATGAAGCGTTCCGTGAAGTAGTTGAAAGCCTCAAGAAGTAGCGGTTGCCATTGCAATCGCTTTTTTGTTATTCAAAGGAGAAAAGCACATGAATTTTAAAAAATTAATCGAAAAACGCAACGACTTAGTTGCACAAATGGACGAGCTTGTAAAAGTGGCTGACACCGAAACAAGAGCATTGAACGAAGAAGAAACGAAGAAATTCGAAGAATTACGGGCTGAAGTTGCCAATATCGATAAGACTTTGGAACTCGCCAAGGAAGAACGCTCGATGATGAACACGCCTGAAGACAAGAAAGCCGAAGCAACGGGCAAGGAAAAAGAACAGGCTGAAGAACGTGCGTTTGCAAACTTCTTGCGTACCGGTGCAACGTCCTTCAACGACGTTGAAACGCGTTCTGACGTGAACCTTGGTAAAGGTGATAACGGGGTTGTTATTCCCTCGACGATTGCGGCACGTATTATCAAGACGGTCAAGAATATCGCACCGATTATTCAGAACTCCGATTTCTACGACGTAAAAGGCGATTTGGTTTTTGTTGTTGATGACGAATCTACGACTAAAACGACTTGCAACTACGTTGCAGAATTCCAAGAACTCGAATCTACGAGCGGTAAGTTCAAAGCCGTTACGCTTAAAGGCAACATCGCGGGCGTTCTTGTGAAAGTTTCCAAATCTTTAATTAACAATGCGGGCTTCGATATTGTTAATTACGTTGTAACGAAGGTAGCCGACTCTATTGCTCAATTCCTCGAAGGCGAAATGATTAACGGCACGACCAAGATTGAAGGCTTGTTGAACAGCAAACAGGTCGTAACGGCGGCAGGGGCAACGACAGTAACCGCCGATGATCTCATCGACTTACAGCTCAAAGTACCTCAGCAGTACCGCGGCAACGGTTGTTTCATTATGAGCCCGAAGACATTTGCCGCATGTGCGAAATTAAAAGACGGACAGGGTCAGTACTTGCTCAATAAGGACATTACGGGTGCATTCGGTTACACGCTCTTGGGTCGTCCTGTGTTCGAATCTGACAACATGCCTGAAGTGGCAACAAAGAAAGCGGCAGTCGTGTTTGCCGACCTCAAGGGATATGCAACGAAAATCAGCGGCGACAGTGCCGAAATCACAATTCTTCAAGAACGCTTCGCAACGCAGTACGCGGTTGGCGTAGCTGGATATGTAGAAGTAGACGGCAAAATCGTTGACCAGCAACGAATTGCAGTACTTAAAATGGCGTAATGATAACAGGTTGGGCGGGGCGTTGTCGCCCCGCTTCAATGAAAGGCGGTGACATGTGTGAAGGTGAGTGAATTGAACAGAGATATTGTAGCGAGCTTCATACGTGCTGACGTATCGCCGTCGACTTCGAATATTCTTGATATGACCCTTCGCGGGGCGATCACCTATTGTTCTTCGTATACAGGACTTGCGGAACAGGCTCTTGACGAGTACGAGGACATGACGCTTGCAGTCCTGGCATTATGTGCGGAGTTTTACGATAACCGCACATATACCGCGGTAGAAAACGCGGTAGTAAATCCGACCACGCAAGCTATTCTTGATAAGTACTCGATGAACCTGATAGAGGGGTGCAGTCATGTATCGTAAGGGTAGGCTAAGCAGTCTGTTACAACATGAAGCGGAAATTCATGTTAATCGTAAGAGTACGACGATGAACGAATTAGGGCAATACCCTATAGAAGATACAGTCATCGGTCGTGTGTGGTGCGGAGTGTTACCGCAGACGGGTAGCTTGCTCAATGGACGTGCCGCCGATACGACGCTTTCCAAGACAACGCACAAGATAGTATGCCGTTATCGTGATGACATTACGCCTGATATGTGGCTAATCATCGGCGGGAAGCGGTATAACATACTCTATACCATGGACCCGTACCTCAATCATGAACGGTTAGAAATCTTCACAGAGGTCGTAATATGAGTATCGACGTACAGTACGAAGGACTTAGCGAATTATCACATGACCTTCTAGACCTCGCGGCGAATCAGTTCCCGAAGGATACGAAAAACTTCTTGCAACGAGCCGGGAATAAACTGAAAGCAAGAGCCAGAACGGCTTATAAGAAGGAGACGAAAACGGGAACGAAGAACCTCATCAAGGGTCTGAAGCGTGATAGAGCTTACAAGTACGGTAAAGACGAGTGGCAAGTAAGGGTCAAGAATACCGCTCCGCACGCATGGCTTGTCGAACACGGGCATGTGATGTTAGGGCACAAGGCACAAGGCAAGCCGAAGTTAATCGTAGGGAACACAGGCGAAGCGTTCGTACGGGGGAAGAACATCATGGGTAAAGCTCGCAATTCTTTCCCGCCTGAATACTATGAGCTTGCGGAAGAATTTATAGACAAGATGTTGAATGAGAAAGGACTCGGCTAATGATAACAGCAGTAGACATAATAAGGGCGTTTACGGTACAGTGCCGCGACTTATTAGGGTGCGACGTGAACGACCGCGATATATCAGAGGGGTTTGGGCGTCCTTCGTTCTTCATTGAGATTGTAGACTTCCGCAACGAGGATATAGGGCAAGAAATCCGCGGCGACTCACTAAATATGTACATATATTACTTTAATGAGAAGCGGGAAGTCGGATACCTTCGGCTACTTGAAGCCCGCGAGAAGATTCGCGAGTTGCTGGCGGCACCCGTGCCGATTACGGACGGGTACAGTCTTACGCCTGATGACATAATCGAAACGATTAATAAGGGAGATATGACGTACATAGTCAACTTCAATGTTGACGTATGGCAACGCAGACCCGAACCTGAAGGCGAATACATGGAAGAACTCGAAGTTAACGGACAGCAAGACCATTAAGACCCGTCATATACGGGTATTTTTTAATTATGAAAGGGGTAAAACATGGCAATCGGATTACCTAATATCGATATTGTCTTTCTGCAGAAAGCAGTATCGGCTGTAAAGCGTTCTGAACGCGGAACGGCTTTAATCATCGTAAAAGACGACAAACAAACCGAAGTCGGCTATGACATTTTCAAATTCGAAGCCGATATTACGGATAAAAAGTACAATGCGGACACAATTAAGCTCTTAAAACGGTGCTTTTACGTTAATGTGAATAAAATCGTAGTACTGCACGTTCCGACGAAAACGACGGCATTTGCGGATATTAAGCAAGTAATTGACCGAATCAAATACAACTGGGCTTGCACTACAGTAGCAGAATGGCAAACGGACTTAGTTTCGTACACTAAGAGCCGTAACGTCATCAGCAAGGGCAGAAAAGTCAAATGCTTAGTCGCTAATGTGGCGGTAGCGGACGATAAACACGTCGTGAATATGAAGGGTCAGTACGTGCATGAAGCCGACGCGGACAGCAAGACCAATGTAAAGCTGACGGACTACTTGCCGCGTATCGTGTCTATCTTGGCTAACCTTCCGATGAATCGTAGTATCACGTATTACGAGCTGGAAGACCTCGACTATGTAGACAATACCTTCATCACGAACGAAAAGGACGCTAATAAGTGGACTGATGAGGGGTGGCTTCTTCTTATTAACGACGATGAAGACAACGTTGTCCGCGTTGGTCGTGGCGTAAATACGCTTACAAGCTTTACTTCTACGGATACTGAAGACATGCGGAAAATCATCATCGTTGAGTCTATGGACTTAATGCTTGAAGATTTGTACACGACATTCAAAGAATACTATGTAGGCAAGTATAAGAATCATCTCGATAATCAGTACTTGTTTATCTCAGCTGTAAACTCTTACTTCAAGTCGTTGACGAAGGTCGTAAACGGGGAAGTTCTCGACCCTGAATATGACAATCACGCCTTTGTAGACGTTGAGAATCAGCGGGACGCATGGCTTTCCGTCGGCAAGACAGAAGCAGAGGACTGGGACGAGGATAAGGTTAAGAAGATGAGTTTTAAGTCTACTGTGTTTTTGGCAGCCAAGATTAAAATTCTTGACGCAATGGAAGACCTTAGCTTCCAAATCACAATGGAATAGGGGGTAAATCATGGCGAATAACAAGGAAATTCACAACCAAATTCTCCGCGGTCAATTCGGTAAAGTTTGGATTGACGGCGAATTGTATGCGAATGTTAAGAGCTTTGAAGCGAAAATATCGCTCAAGTATGAAGCGGTAGACATTAACGGCGAAATGGGCGTTCATCAGCGATTGGTTGGGTTCGAAGGTGCCGGGACAATCGTACTTCACAAGATTGATAGCCGCGTCGCACAGAAGATAGCGGGGAAAATCAAAAACGGGTCTGTTCCTGATATCAAGATTGTATCGAAGATTACCGACCCTGACGTAAACGGAGCTGAACGCATTGAGCTTACGGGCGTAACGCTTGATGAGTTGGCACATTCGTTCGAAAACAAAAAAGTTCAAGAAGAGTCCTATCCGTTTAAATTCGCGGATTATAACTATCTTGACTACATTCTGTAATTAAGTTGGGCGGGGGCAACCCCGTCCGCTTCTTTTATGAGGTGACCTAAAATGAAGAAAATCAAATTAGAAGACTTGCTAAGCCGTAAGATGACTGAAGGCTTCCAGTCTAAAGAAGTATACGTAAAAGGCTTAGGCGGTGAAATCACAATCGTCAAGCAACCACTTCCGACTGTTCTTAGACTCATGGACGACATTAAGCAAGATGACATGACGTTATCGGCGGTTATGGATTCAATGGTACAGCTTATATATAATTGTGTGCCGCTGTTCAAAAATAAGGAATTACAAGCTAAGTACGAATGTGCTGAACCTACAGACATAGTGTATAAAGTTTTGAACGACAGCGTAGAAGATATTACGACCGTAGGCGAATCGATTCTTGCTATGTACGGGATTAATAACCCGGTGGAAGAGATAAAAAAGTAATTAAGCGGGACAGAGAGTTATCAATGTTCCGTTATTATATCCGGAAGGGGCACAACATATCTTCATTGCTCGGCTTAACAGCAACGGAAAAGGCGTTTTATATCGCTTGTTTTGAACTCGATATTGAAGATATAGAAAGGAGCATGAATGGCAAAGAGTATTAACGTCCTTTTGTCCTTAAAAGACAGATTCACTGCACCTATGCGGCAAGTCGGCAATACGACCAAAGACACAGAACGGAAGCTGGCGGCAATGCGTAACCGATTAAACAACTTCGGTAACGGGATTAATAATAAATTCCTCGGTATTGCGGGAAGTATCAGTAAAATGGGACTTGCGATGACGGGACTAGGAGCATTTGCGGGAGTCGGTGCTATCGTTGAATACGGGAAAAAGGCACTGGACGTGGCCAAGGCGGCAGAGTTATCGCAGACCGTTCTCCGCAACAGTATTGCCAATAACAACAGCCTGTACGATAAGTCCGCCGCTTCCATTGACGCGGCTCAAAAGCAACTGAACGATTACGCGGCACAATGGGGGAAAGTCGGAGTCATCTCGGCGGGAACGATACGGGCGGGATACACAGAGCTTAATAAGTGGAATGTACCCGTCGATAAGGTCAATGACTTATCCGAAGCCCTTACGAATCTTGTCGCTGGCAAGTTCGGTATCAACGCCACGGCAGAGGACGCTCAACTTGCGTCACAAGCAATCGGTAGAGCGTTCAATGGTGACGTTGCGGGACTTACTAAGATGAAAATACCGCTTACCGAAGCACAAAAGTTAATCATCAAGAACGGGACGGAAGCGGAACGCCTTGCGACTATTAACGAAGTCGTAAATGGCACGTTCAGTAAGCAAAATGAGATATTGGCGAACACGCCTGACGGTCAGCTCAAGAGAATGAAGAACCAACAGGCGGCATTAATGGCGACAATCGGCAAAGGGTTACTACCTATGCAGAAGGCATTCATTGATATGGCAAGCGCAATCATGCCGATTATTGCACCCGTTATACAGGACATATTCGGACTGTTCAGCGGTGCGTTCACGTGGATAGCCGAAGTCATTAATGAAAACAAAGACAGCATACAAGAAGGTTTATCAAGTGCCATGAATGAAGTGAAGTTCGTCATCTCATCGCTCGGCAAGGTGATACTGTGGTGCGCTGATAACCTCGGGTTCCTCGTGCCTGTTCTCAAGGCAGTTGCTGGCGGCTTTGTGGCGTTCAACGGGATAAGCAAGCTCATGCCGTTAATCAAGGGTATTGTTGGCGGCTTAATGAGCGTGATAAAGGTTGTACGCGTTATTGTAGCAGTTATGGCGGCAAATCCTATACTTATTGCAATCATGGCGATAGTAGCCGGGATTTATCTGCTCGTAACTCACTGGGACGAGATAAAGGAAGTCGCGATAGAAGTATGGACGGCGGTATCAGAATTTATATCGGAGACGTGGGACGGCATAGTAAGCACCGTTACTGGCTTTATTGACCGCGTATCCGCTTTAATCTCGGACTTGTATGAGAGCGCAATCACAACGCTTTCGCCTATTCTTAATGACGTTACGCAGATATTCAACGGTATTATAGACTTCTTAACAGGGGTATTTACAGGTAACTGGGATTTAGCTTTTTCCGGTCTTGTACAAATCTTCACGGGGTACTTCGATATTATCCGTAACGTTGCTGAAGGCGTGCTAAATTGGGTGCAAGACAAGCTACAATGGGCGGTTGACGCAATTCAAGGTATACGCGATACAGGCAGTGCGATTATTAACGGTACTGTAGGCAAGCTGGTCGGTGACGGCAATGCAACCGGTACGGAATACTGGCAAGGCGGCTTGACTTACGTTAACGAAAACCAACGTGGTGAAATTATTAATTTGCCGAACGGATCACAAGTCATTCCGCACGATGAGAGCTTGAAACAGCTTGCGAACAGTAACGGCGGTGTAACTGTAAATATGACGATACAAGGGAACGTTATCGGCAATGAAGCGTTTATGAACGAATGTGGCAAACATATAACAGAAAAAATAATGCTTGCCATGAATAACATGTAGGCGGTGTGGATATGAATTTTACGGACAACGCAAGAAAGATAATGACTCAACGCCTACAGGCGAAGAAAGCGGAGCTTGAGCATACGGCAATAAGTAGAGCAACACGGTACGCCGATAAGCTTAGTCATGGACTGGTCGGAAAGATACTGGACTATGCCGAACGCAAGCCGTCTACAGATATCGTATTTCACTCGGAACTTACGAACGAGTACATTACGCTACCCGTCATTCCGAATCCCTTACCGACGATAAGCGAGCCGCAGAACAATGAAACATTCAACGGGTTGCGGGGGGATATTAAGCTTATCGGGCCTATGGGGCTTCGGTCGCTGACCCTTGACAATATTCTTTTACCCGTCAACAAGTCGTATTCATTCATCCGCGGCAACGGCACAGACGGGCAAGCGTGCTTGCAGTTTTTTAAGGCACAAAGAGCCATGAAAGCGGTTATGCGGATATGTATTATACAGTCCGACGGCAATGAGATACTGAACATGCCTTGCGTTATAAATGACCTTTCTTATTCGCTCGATAAAGTCGGAGATATTAAAGCGACAATCGGTATTGAAGAGTATGTATATACGAACACTTCAACGCAGACGCAGTCGACGACGGGCGGCGAAAACAAGGAAACGGGGGTAATGCACTGATGAAGTTGCAGTACACCAACGTTGAGAAGGATAAAGACGGCAAGGACACGACAGAAACCCGTGAGATCACGGCTTATACGAACAATTACCAACGCTCCGACAATATCGATACGCTGGGGCAAGAGTTCAGCTTTGACCTTGCGGACAATCCTTTCGATGTGAATATGAAGGGTCAACGGCTCAAGATTGGCGGGAAAGTTGAGTTCAGTAACCAGCGGAGTAATAACCGCAAGAGTGCGACTATGAAACTCGACGAAGAACCGGAAGAAGTACCCGTATTTCAAGGCATTGTCGTGAGCGAGAAACAGAGCGGAGCGAGCAAGTACAGTTATACATGCTTTGATTATTGCTTCTATCTCAACAAGTCGGAAATTGAAATCCAGTTCAACGGCATAAGCGGAACGGAAGCAATAAAAAAGGTATGTAGTGAGAATGATGTACCACTTGGCAACGTTGCCGATATCAAGACCAGTATAAAAAAGGTCTATCAGGGTCAGCCCGTGAGCGAGGTCATACAGGATATTATTAAGCAAGCTACCGACGAAACAGGCAATAAGTACCGACTGGAGTACAGAGACGGGAAAATCCATGTAGAAGATTATAAAGAATTGGTCTTAAAGGACGTAGTTGCCGAACCTATCAGTAATTATTCCAGAGATTTAAGTATGGAAGAAATGCGGAACAGCATAGTTGCAATCTCTAGTAAGGAAAAAGCCGCTTCCGTCAAGTCTACAATCCAAGACGATGAGAGCATAAAGAAGTACGGCTTAATTCGCAAGATTGTGAAGGTCGACGACAAGAAGCAAGCACAGACGGCTCAGATTGCCAAGAAAACAATACAGGACTTGAACAAAGTCGGCGAAAAGCTCAATGTGACGCTTCTCGGCGATGATACCGTGCGAAGCGGTCGAATCATCATCATCGATGATAATACGGTCAATATACACGATAAATTCACCGTAACGAACTGCAAACACGCTTACGGAGTCAATCACACGATGACACTCGACTTGCAAAGGGTCGTTCCGGAACCTGACACGAGCAAGTACACCACGACCACGACGACAACCGCCGCACCGAATGCCGTAAGCAGTACAGCGAATGCCGCACAGGTAGACGCGGGTATGAACGCACTGAACGGGTATGAAAGCGTATACACGGATAACGGGTGCGTTGATGTAGCGGTAAAAGCGGGATCGTATTACAATCCCTTCCTTAAACATGAAGCGGATATCGGAACGAACAACGTAGACGTTCTAGCAAGTCATGCGGAGGCGGCGGGGTACAAGGTTGAATCGTTCGACGGATACGCGAAGAAAGGCGATTTACTCATATACGGAGATAATCAGCATGTTGTTATTGCAGATGGTGCGGGCGGTTGCTTTGGCAACTCTTCAAGTCAAGGGCATGCAACCTTCTACAGCGACGCGAATTACGCATGGCACAATGGTGAATCTCCGTCGAAGATTATACGAATGTCGTAAGGGGTGAGGACATGGAAGAATGGCATGGCACGATAGCCAAGGAATTAAAGAGCCGAACCAATCCGATACGAATAGGTGCGGTACTCGGTGAGGTGGTCAGTACGTCACCGTGGAAGGTTTCAATTAAAGACGGCAAGTTCATGATTGACAACTCGAACGGGTATGTGTGTTTTTCTCTTCTTCACCACATTACGACTTACGCTTATCGACATTCAGGGCAGATGACGCACAACGGTTGTCAAGCGGGCAGTAATTCAGGATACACCGCACAAGGGGAAGGGAAAATAGTACTCAATGAGCTATGGAAAACAGGCGATAAAGTGCTGGTTATTCCTGATGAGAACGAGCAACATTTTTTTATTATTGATGTAGTGAAGGAAGGAGTCTAAATGTTTCCGAAGGATTACAACTTCACAAACTCAATCCAATCGACGGCGACGGCGACCAACTCACAACACAAAGTAGGGCGGTCGTTCGCGTTCGACTATAGGACTCACCGCTTCATATTTAAGGACGGTAGGAACGTAGAAGATACACAAATAGAAGCGATTAAGCAATGGATTGAGCTGTTCGTAAGAACAGAACTACAAAAGTATATGATATACTCCGATTCCTTCGGACTCGACTTGCGGCACCTTCTCGGCTATCGGTTGCCTAGATCATATCAAGTGTCAGAAGTGAAGCGGCGAATCACAGAAGGAATTATGAATAAAGTACCGTGCGTTGCAGTTGTGAAGAATTGGAACTTCAATGCGGGGATTTTTTATTTTACTGTTGTCACGCATACAGGGGAAGAGGTGAAAATCGATTATGAACTCGGAATATAGTGTAGACAAGATTCATAACACAATGCTTGAGAATATCGACAACGCCTACCAGAAGACCGAAGGCTTTCCGACGTATGACCTTACGAGGGGCGAAGCGTTCGCTTTGCTTGAATTGTGGAAGAAATGCGAGGAAATCGAACGCAAGCAAGACGTTGATAACCTCACGGGTGAGGAATTAAGCCGTATTGCCTTCCAGCGTAAAGGAACACAACGGCGTAAGGCAACGAAGGCTATCGGCAGTATTCGGATTGTTGACGGGAGCGGCACGGTACACCAAGGCGATCTGTTTGAGTCAGAAAGCGGCATACAGTATGAATCACTTGAAACGAAGGACGTGGCCAAAGGTGATACAGTTCGTATTCAGTGTATGCAGACGGGGGCAATTGGCAACGTCCCTAAAGGCACAATAACGCAAATGCCGATTACGATACCCGGCATTAACTCAATCATTAACGATAAACCGACAATTAACGGCGAAAACGAAGAAAGCGACGACGACCTTAGAGAACGGTATTATGAAGAACTTAGAGAACCCGCCACAAGTGGCAACGACTACCATTATAAACGTTGGGCGAAGGAAGTCGAAGGCGTTGGCGAAGCGAATGTGATAGGGCTGTGGAATGGTAACAACACGGTCAAAGTCGTGATTATTAACTCCGACCGTAAGCCGGCGGACTCCGATTTAGTGAAAAGGGTACAAGACTACATCGACCCTGACAGTAAGGGGATAGGGGCGGGTCAGGCACCAATAGGCGCGTATTGTACGGTAGTAAGTGCCGCGGCTGTTCCGATTAATATCGCGGTTACAGGCGTATCACATACAGCGACCGCGACCAAGTCATCAATTACGGCAGACGTAACACAGGCGGTAACGGACTATCTGAAGGCGATCGCATTTAAGCAGCCGTATGTATCGGTTGCACAGATTAGCAATATTGTCCTCGGGGTACAAGGCGTAACGGATTATGAAGCGGTCACGGTGAATGGACAAGCGACGAAGATACCGCTCACGGTCGAACAGGTCGCAACCCTCGGCACTGTTGAGGTGACCCTAAATGACTAGAACGGATTTCAAAGAATACGCCTTAAAAGCGATAAATAAAATATACCGCAATGACCCATGGGTTAGAGAGCTATACCAAGCGGCAGGACTTCAGCTACAGGACATTGACGGGGTACTTGATGAGTTACTCGACAATGGCTTTTTCGACGCGGTCGGAGCAAGGGGACTGAGAGTATACGAAAAGGATTTAGGAATTAGTCCTAAAGACTCGGTAGACCAGCGACGGCAGATTGTGCAAATGCTCTGGAACAATAGCGGCAAGTGTACGCTTGAGAAGATAAAGGCAATCGTAAAAACCTTCGTTCTCGATGATGTAGAAGTTAAGTTTGAGGACGGACTACTAAAGTTAGAGTTTAGTAACTCATCGTTCGTGTACGCGGTCAATCAGATACGGCAGAACCTCGCTATTGTAAAGCCGTCGCATATAGGTATATCGATTGCAGATGTTCACGACGTAGAAGGCGATATCTCGGCGGCGGTATGGGTGAGTCGACGAAACACGACGATTATAGAACCGTCTATAGGTGTGAACGCCGACATGGATACGGCAGACTTATACGGCGGCGTTTGGGTCAAGGTCGGTCACGTGGTTAATAGTGTAGGTTAAGGAAGGAGAATATTATGGCAAGTCAATATCCGCGGAACATTATAACAGCTAAAGGGTATAACCTTTTAGCCGAATCAATCGCGACGAAAAAAGCAGTGGTGTTTACCAAAGTGGTAGTCGGCAATGGGGACGACAGCGGCAAGAACATTAGTCAGATGACAAATGTCATCAGTCCGAAGATGACATTGCCCGTTAGCTCGGCGGTTAAGGACGGAGACGGGCAGTACATGATAACGGCGACATTGTCGAACAGCACCGTAGAAGAAGGGTTTTTCCCTAAGGAAGTCGCCTTGTTCGCTAAGATTGACGGCGGCGAGGAAGTCATGTATTCGTACACCAATGGCGGCAATCAGGTAGGTTATATACCTGATAAGAACACGCCTATTGATAGTGAGATTTATAAGATTCGAACGAAGATAGGCAACGCAAGCAATATTACATTCGTTCACCAAGATGGCACATATGTCACTAAGGGCGAATTAACGGCCCACAACGAAGCTGCAGACGCACACAAATCCCAATTCGCACTGTATCAAAAAATTTCCACTCTCGGCGAAGATATTATCAAGAAACTTGCACTTACGACTACAGTAACCGCTATATCATCGTTGCAAGAAAACAGTTGGTTCGGACAGCTGCTGAAGTGGGTGCTTACAGCCAGCGGTGTACGCTATAATTTAGCGGAAAACGGGTATATATGCCTGGGAAGCTTCTTTGGTGGGCTAATTATACAGTGGGGAAGTAATGTGCATGGATGGGTACCGTTCCCAATATCGTTTACAAAATTCAGAAAAATAGTCACTAATCATCAAGGCGTTAATTTTTTCGATTCCAAGGTCAGAGAGTATGATACTTTAAACGGATTTACGCTTGATGTCGGTGAGAATGCAAGTAATCTGTATGATGCGCAGTGGATTTGCATCGGAAAATAGCATTGTACTATCTTGCTGGCATACTGTGATAACAATGATATAAGAGAGCGGACTTTTTTGCAGTGTGGGCGGGTAGCCAGCGGTGATACAGTTCGGACAAAGTGATTTGATGTCCGGGAAGGGAGCGATGACGATGAATCTTGTTGTAATCAGCCTGAAAAATTTCCGCATCAATCTGATTGGTGAAATACGCAACAGGCCTCTGTCGATGGTTTTCCGATATTACAAAAGCAAACGGACGCCTCCGGTTCCCGGATAATTTCTTAATGGAGCTAATAAAACCTCCTTTTAGGAGGCTATTTTAATTGAAAGGAGTAAAAAAATGAATAGTTCTAATGTGGATTTTTATATAGCAGGGTTCGACGCAGATGGGAAGCGAGTCGGAAGTATTATTTGTGATTTTAATCCAGAAAAGAATCCGAAGAAATTGAAAGAAGCTCTCGCGGAAGCAAAGGAGAAATTCCCGGAGGCCATTGTGGTAGAACAAATTGGCGCCGATGCCTTTAACCAGTACCTTGATGGGTATATCCGTGGCGCGGACGGGAAGCCGATTGAATATATCGCTCCGGAGCCGACTGCAGATGAGAAAAAGGCCGCGGAAGTCGTCAAAATAGCAGCTAAATACGAACCGCAGCTTGCCGAATTGAAGAACAATCTGATTACAGCAGTGCTGCTTGACGATAAAGAGCTACAGACAGAAATAAAAGAAGAATATACGCAAACGATGACGGATTATAACAAAGAATTGGAGGTACTATAATGACCAGGTGTAAAATATGCGCAAGAAAGTTGGATAAGCAAGGAAACTGCACGAATAAGAAATGCCCGGAATACACACGTGCAAAAATAATGCAAAATGCAGAAGCTAAGGCAGAAGCAGATACGGAGGACAATAAATGATGGATTGGCTTGCAATTATCAGCTCCATAACAGCACCTCTGTTAGTGTTGGGAGCTGTTTTTAATTTCTCGGTTATCAAGCCGCTCAATGCGGCAATAAAAAGCCTAAACGAGGCGATTGCGGCCATGCGGGCGCAGCTGCACGAAGTTGATGAAAAGCGACAGTACCTGGCGGAGCGGGTTGCAAAGGCCGAGTCCGCCGCCGCATCGGCACATCACCGCATCGACGGGTTGGAAACGAGAGTACACTATCATGAACATTGACAGAATTAATATAGCCGACTTGGTAGTCATCACGGGGCTTGTTGTAGCCCTTGTGATGGCTATTTTGTTTACGATGAATGAGCTGGCCATGTCGATAGCAAGCGGCCTTCTCGGCTACATCGGCGGCGCCAAGACGGCTGTACATAAAGAGAAAGGGGGTGAAGACAAATGAGAGAAGTAACACTACACGAATTAAAAGCATTGGCTAAGGCGGCGTATTGGGATTTATGGAACGGAGCTAGAAGCCTCGGGCGTGATGTTAAGTTGTATATTCATTGGACGGCAGCCCGTTATAATCAGACGTTCGACGAGTATCACGTGAATATCACAGGCGACGGCAGGGTATTTGTATCAACGAATGATTTAGCTGAGGTCAAATCGGCAACGTATCGGCGTAATACCGGCAGTATCGCTATTACACTTTGTTGTGCTTACGACGCAACGGGTCCCGATAACTTAGGACCGTATCCGCCGACAGAGGCACAAATTAACGCTGTTTCGCAAGTCATTTGCGTTCTGGCCGACGCTTTGGATTTGACGATTGACATTGACCGAGTTATGACACATGCCGAGGCGGCGGACAACGCCGACGGGTTGAACGTGCATGAGGATTACGGCCCCAACTCGACTTGTGAGCGTTGGGACTTGTGGGTACTCCGCAACGGCGAAGAACCCGGAACAGGCGGCAATCAGTTAAGAGGAAATGCTAACTGGTACAGAGCTTATGGTAATTTACAAAATATTTAATGTATTATAAGGAGCGATAATTATGGACAAAAAACAAATCTTGAACATTCTTGCTAAGGAAGCCGCACAGGCGGCTAAAGATCAGGCAACGGCTACGTTAGCGGCGTTATCTGCCGATGATTTGCGGCCGCTCGTTGCAGAACAATTGAAGACGATTACAACCCCGTTACAGGCAGAAATCGAAACGACTCAATCCGTATGGGTGAAGATTCGTAATCGGATTTATCTGCGAGTGATTAACTCAGCGATAGACAATATCATACAGACAATTCAAGACGGACTTACCGAATTGAGTAAGAAATAAGCAAAAGGCCTTCCAGTATATTCTGGGAGGCCTTTTTTCGTACAAAAATCAAGAAAACACTTTACTTTTGTAGCCACATAATATAATCAGGAGGTGAGAAAAGATGGAACGAGCCGATTGGGAGTGGCTCATCGGATTGCTAGTATCGATAGCATTGGCAATCTGGAGTAAGGAAAAGCCCCGAAATCGCCGAAAGCCTAGCAAGCATAAGCGGAAATAACGAGGCAGAGGGAGGGGGCGAGAGCCCCCGACCTTCTCCCATTATAACATATATCAGAAGGGAGTAGTAAAAATGAATAATAGACGCATGATAGGATTAGCCTATTTGGCGGCGGCAATTTCTATGACGGTAGTACTTCCGCATACATTTGATACGTTCAAAGCTATAATAACGGGATTTGTTTATTATGAGGCCATTAAACGGATTATTAGGGGGTAGTAATATGAATCAAGGGAAAAAACTAGGTCGTCCGACGGATGCACCGAAAGATACGACCATAAGACTGCGAATTGATAAAGAAACTTTAAAGAGACTTGATTTGTATGCCGAGGCTCAAGGGTTGAACCGGTCGGAAGCCATTCGTCGGCTAATTAACGAGGCTTAGACTTCCACCTATCTACTGACGCATAAAACGGTTATGTTGATTAAACACATAAAAATTCACTTAGTGCAGCCGCTATGTTTGACAACATTTTGACAACATTGTTGTCAAAAATATAGTAAGTTATATGGAAATATGAAGAGTAAAAATGGCTTAATAGTGCAAATATCGAGTTATATAGCTACTCTTAAAAACGCGTTTAACGGACGCGCTACTTTGAGGGGGTAGTGAACGTAAGTTCGTATGGGTTCAAGTCCCATCGACCGCACCACAAAGAAAACGGGATTTTACGAGAGTGAGGTGCCCCCAAAAAAGTCTAACTTTTTGGGGGCACCTCACTTTTTGGGATTTGTGACGCGTGTACCTTCCTGTAGTTTATTGTTTAGTTCGTCAAACCGGGTGTCCATCGTTTTAGTAAAGTCGTTATAGTAATGTCTGTAACGGAATCAGTTTTATCGTGTGTCAGGTTTGCATATTTAGGAAGAAATGCAGATGTAATTATGGCAATATTGTTCCGGCAAGAAGCCTCGTGCGGATAGCGACTTTCAGCAACGAATTGATACGGACGGCATTGTTAAAATCATTTCGGAAAGTAATCTTTTACAATAGGGTGAGAGGCGCCGTGGAGTTTCTCATCTTGCTTTGCCGAATCAATATGATGGAACATGCTCATAAAAGGAGAATGTATTTGTCCCGGTAATGCAGTCGAGAAGCCAAAGAGAAT